TTATGCTACTTCAATTAATGGGCTACAATTTACCCAAATTCCACCGATTTTCACAAGATTCTTTTGCACGTTGACTTCATCAACACGAATTCTTGTAACATAGACAACGGCATTTGTTGTATGCAATACGTTATCATTATATCCATCAGAATAGCGAACTTTGTCAACCATACGAATTGGAAACCAACCACCTAATTGTGCAAGGTATGCGCATAAATCGCCATTGATTTGTTTCAATCCTTGATTGCCAATCTTCATTTGTACGGATGTTACGTAGCTTCCTGCGTGCAAGATTTGGTCAATTGCTTCTACAGGTTGTGGAATGCTTGGTTTAACTGCTCCTGTATTTGCGAAACATTTAGGTCTAAACGCAGTATCAAATGTTGCATAATAAGGCAATTTAATTAAATTGAATGCTCCACCTTTTCCACCTTGATTTTGACCCAAGAACCATCCTTGCTTTCCGTCAATATCAGAATCAAAGATTGCGATATGTGAGTATGGAGTCCATCCTGCTACTTCTTTAAATACCGCAATGTCTCCCGGTTGCATAATTGAGACCTCATTACAATAGTTCAAGATACCATTTGCTTTTCGATTGTTCCAAATGTCTTTTACAAATTTGCTTGTTGTACAATGGATTGCTTTATATCCTAAATCAATCATGTACTTTGCGAATCCGTCCCAACACTGCGCACCATAATATCCGTCAATATCGAATGCTTTGCCTAATACGGCTTTTTTAAAACTTTGATAATTTATTAAAAATCCTCCTTTATGTACTAATTATAGCACATAAAAGAGGATTTTTATCACTGATATACAGAGAACATTTCTCTTAATTTATCTCTTACCATTTCTCTTTCTTCTTGAAAGTCGCTAGACGTTTTCATTTCTTCTAAGATTCCATACATAGCGCTCAAAAAAGCTTCTAACTCACGAATAGAATTTCGCTTATCTATTTCATTGTTATCTTTTCGATATTCTTTTTTTGCTTCTATGTATTTTCTAAAATGGCTATTCATCAATGCGATATTGTCATCAATTTCCTTTCCTTCAATATTGGTGTCATTTGTTCTTAATGAATTTATAGCCGTTCTTCCATCACTCATAGCTAGTATTGTATCAATGTCTTTGATGTTGTCTAAAGCTTGGCTCATAACTCTAAAGTCTAAATCATTGTATCCTTTTTCTAGTCCTCTCATTGCTTCGGTTAAGAGGTCTAGATTCCTTTTTCTAACCTCTTGCATGATACACCTACGCTAATTTCTTAATGATGATATTTGCATTTTGAACAGATAAATCTAAGCCACTGTTGTTTCCTAGCGTGATTGTATAAGAAGCTCCACAAGGTACTTGAATCAATGTAACTCCACTTACATTTCCGTATGCACTTGCAGTAGCTACGTTATATAGAGATTCTGTTCCTCCTACCGCTTCTCCATTCTGTTCTAATTCTAAAGAAGCAACTCCTACCGTTGCGCTTGTGATGTCTGCCGTATATTCTACTTCATAAATTCCTTGTTTCGTCAATGTAAATAGTCCACTTCCTACATCATGAGCAAGCCAACCTTTACATGCACATTGACAAGATTTCGTTCTTACTCTGTCCGTTGGAAATAATACATTTTGTCCGTTTGCTACTGTCTGTACTGCCGTTGCTATACTATTAATCATTTTTCTTTTCCTCCTATATAAAATAAATGGGTAGCCTTTCGACTACCCTATAATCCAAAGGCTATTATTGCCTAATCTCTTTCGAGCTAGATTTGGTTACATCCGCAACCTGTCATATTGTATGCATAATAAGGTGAGCAAGTAAGATATGCAGGTTTTGGAGTTGGTTGCAATGTATCAATGATATTGGCAGATTGTGCCTGTTGACTTAATTGGAAGTTTGCAGTCAATAGCTCTCGGTCTCTGTCTGCTAATTTATCACGCAAATCTTGCATTGTGTTAGCATTGATTAATGCTCTTGTTGCTTCGGCTTCTGAGTGAATTGCAGTGGTAATGTCACACGTGTTCTTGAAGTTTTGTGCGTTTACACCATCAATCGCTCTTTGCGTTACACAACAACATTCTTGAGTCTGTTGACCTAGATTCTGTAAGCCTAATTGTGTAGTGTATCGGCTTTCTAAAATGTCTCTTGAATTTTGGAAACCTTGGCTAGATACATTCTGATTTGTGTTGAACAAATCACGTTTAATGAATTCTTGATTCATTAATGCGTCATTCTGCATATTGCCATTATTACCCCAATTTCCACCAAACAGGAAGAATAAAAGGATAATCCAAATCCAATATCCACCACCCCATTCGTTATTGTTTTTGTCTGCTAAATCGTACATTGGTTGAATACCATTCATGCTTTCCATCTATATTTCCTCCTTTCAACGCAATTAGCGTTTTAGCCCATACTGAGAAGCCACATTTTCAAACTGTTGTTTCTGTTGTGGCGTAAGTTGCCCCATCATATTATTCAATAATACTTGGGGATTCTGCCCACTTCGCATTAATTGTTGAACTTGATTAAATGCTTGTGGATTTCTTTGTTGTAACATACTCAACAACATTTGTTGAGGGTTCATCATATTCATTAAAGGATTCACACTTTAAGCTCCTTTCTAGGCGTTTCTTTCTCTGCCTTTGTATTTATATTACTTCCGTTTGTTAGACCTAATATCATAGCTTCTAGCTTGTCTAAGCGTTGTTCTATGTTATCTTTCTTTGGTTCTGTTTCTTCTTGGAATCTGTATTTTTTGAAACTGCCGTCTAAAGACTTCATATAGAATACTGAATCATTTCTATCTAGCATAATACTAGGCAAACCATTCACCATCATATTCCTTGCTTCTTGCTCATTATTGACCCATTTTCCATTAAAATCATTCAATGCCATGTTAGGCGTGATTTGGTTGTTGATGTTAATAGGTGGAATATTTGCTAATTGTTGAATGTTTTGTAATTGCGATTCAATCATCTGTTTTTGATTCATTAAATTGTTGATTCTGTCATTAATTGGATTATACATTTCGCTCACCTCTTTACACTCCTAATTATATTCATGAGCAATTTCAATTTGTTTCCACATTAATGTCAAATAAATGTCAAAAAAAAGAGGTCTTTCAACCTCTTAATTCTCATCTAGATACGTTTCTTTTTCACTGCTTTTTCTTGGTGGTAAAACTGCGCTATACTTCTATACTTCATCATACTTGTTCTTTATTCTTTTGATGATTCTGTTAACACTAGAAACACTCATATTTAATCTATCGGCTTGTTCTCTGACTGTCCATCCGTATATTCTAGTTCTTAAAATCATTTCTTCATCTTTAGTTAATAAAGCTAGATTAATAAATTCTTCAAGGATAATCTTATTCCAAGGTACTTGATTCGTCATTGTCTTGTTCTTCGTTAACGAGTTTATCTGCTACTTCTAATCCTTTAGTTAATACGTTAGGCACGCTATATCCACATTGTACAAGGTTCTCAATAATGCTACGCACTTCATTAATACATAAAGAAGCCAATACAAACCAACCTACTAATGTTGTTACATGAAAATCAATTCCTAGCATTTTTCCAATTTCTACCAAGAATGCACTGAATGTGAACGCAACTACAATCATAATCCAATAGCCTAGCTTTTTAAGGACTCCAATCCATCCTTTATTGCTATTGATTTTGTGATTAATCGCCGACTTCATGCACCCTGTAATATAATCCACAATATTCATAAATAAGAAGAATGCAAATAAATACCAATGTTCACCTAAAACATATGTTAATACGGCAACTGCTACACCGCCCATTGCATTCATCTTGTCTAGAAAATACATACTTCTTGTTATTTGTTTAAATCCTCCATTGTTCTTTTCTATTAAATTCACTCCTTACATAATTTTTAAATTATCAACCTCTAATTCTAAGGTTCTGTATCCACTCTTAATGACTTCAAATATATTTCTAATTCTTGCCGTCATTACTAGTCCAATATCTGCTACTATAACATCCACCTTATCGCCTAAATCAAAATCAACCTTGTATTCGTATGAATCAGTATTCAATCCGAAATTCACATTTTCTTGAATTTGACAATCTGCTAGTTTTTCAATTCCTTTTTGAATCAATGCTTTCTTGTAATCCTCAAGCGTCACATCATCCCCCATACGCTCAGAACGTGCGTCTACGAATAACTTTTTGATTCTTTCATTCTTATCTATTCTAGCGTCATATTCAACGTATATACGCTCTTCTGATTGTCCTTCGCCACAAATGATTGCATAGTTCTTGTATTTACTTGAGTCAATCATAACGTCCGGTTCTTCAATGTTTCCAAACTCTGTTGAAAAGGTAACAAAGTTGTTTCCATCTGCATTGTTCTGAGTTAAATCACGACCTCGATACAACACGAATGTGAACGTACTTGACACATAGTCATATTCTATACGGAAAGACAATTCTAACGGATAGAGTAACTCATATAACTTCTTATCAAGGTTCTCTCCTGTTTCTTGAAAGTCTACTCTATCTGTGATGGATTCATCATATCTATACCCCATTTTCCATGAACAATACTTGTCTAATAGCTTTTTGACAACATCAACAATTTTTCCACTGCTTGAGAACGTAGGATAAATACAATCATCTGCTAGAATCTTTTCAAAAAATGAACCTTTTAGCAACATTTGTTTCGTGTTGTTTGAAACGGAATAATGCGGTATTTCTACGATTCCTAGCTCTTTATCATCAGTCGAATAAATATATTTGATATTACTTGAATACTGCCCTATATCAATATAAATCTCGAAATCTCCTGTTTCATAATATCGCCGATTCCACTGCACGTTATAAGGTGCTAGATGTGTAACAATATTGAAATCTTTATCTAATCCAAAATAAGACATACTATAAACCTAAATACCTTTCATTGTAATAAACCGTGCAAGCTAGATTCGTATCTCCATTGTCTGCCGTATATCCTATGATATTCTCGCCTAACTGAATCGTCATATCATTGAATGATGATGTTCTATCAACTTTGCCGATACAATTCACACCATTTTTCTTTATCGAAATAGGTTCAGAAACTAAATCAATTTCTAACACATCACCATTGTGTAGCGTATCTAATACACGAATATATTTATCCTTGTTAAATAGTTTCGGATTTGTTACCTCTCCAAATGCTTCAATAACGGCTCTACAGTATGTTTCTGTATCGCCTTGATTGTCAATATAGATTTCTCTAGCGAATGTAAATGTTCCAAAGTTTACACCTGTCTCCGGTATTTCAAAGTTGAACGCTAAACCTTCACCAATTTCTGCGATATTCCTTGCAAAATTATCAAATGAAAGCAATAAAGGTTGTGTGCATAGAATTGTAAAGTTAAGCTCTAAATCTTTGTAGATGTTAACAGTAGGCAAGCTATATGCATATAAACGACCTCTGCAATATTTCTTTTCTCCCATGTACTCAACTATCACATCAAATACATGAGAATATTGGAAGAAGCGCCGTAGCTTCTCCCTTTCTTCTCTTTTTTCTTCTAGTGAGCCTTTAAAGGTAGCTTTCACGCTTCTTTCTTTTGTGGGAATACGTGAACCGATTAATCTAGCACCATTTCCGAATGCGTTGTCTTGGGTAGTATACGAAGGTGCTACATAATCAAATCCATCTAAACCATCACTAGATGGTATTCTCCATCTTTTGTTATCAATTTCAAATTCTTTGCCGTCGTCCCTTCGGACAATAACTCTTACTTTATTGATATCTATTGAACTACACCTCCATATCCATATCTTGCTTGCATACGTAACATTCTAGCGATTTCATCCGGACTTTGAACTTTATTGTAGAAGTTAATTGTTTGTCCGTTGTTATTTGTGGTTACACTAGGCATGATTTGAGCCATATCTTTAGCTACGGCACGAATCCACGCTTTATTTTTTTCTAATGGTACGACTGCTTCTGCTCCATTACCTTCCAATAAACCGATTTGTCCACGTTTTAATACACCACCACGTTCCAATCTTGGAATCCTTCCGATATGTACACCGGGAATCTTATTGATGATACCGATTGCACCGTTAATGCCACCGATAACACCATTTACCATTCCTTTTACACTTCCAACTAATGAACTAACTGCTCCTTCAATTCCACCAAATACACCACCTACAAATCCTTTTAAACCGCTCCATGCATTTTGTATTCCTTGTAGAACATTTGAAATTTTATTCCCTACATTGTCCATTACACTTTGTACCTTAGACCAAATTCCATTGAATACATCTGAAACAGTACTCTTAACATTATTGAAATATTTATTGATATTATCAATAACACCTTGAACCTTGTCTCTTACCTTGTTCATGGAATCTTGAATCTTACTCCAAATATTGTTTATGATGTCCGAAACCGTCTTAAATAAATTGCTTACAAATCCAATAATCGCAGTAACTACTTCGCTAACCTTACTCCAAATATTCTGAGCAACCGTTAATATTACAGACCAAATATTCGCTACGATTGTAGCTATGATTTGAACAATAGGCATGATAAATCCTAGTATTGTTGCAATTGCAGTTCCGACATACGTCACAACCATAGTTATAAATGAAATGATTCCACTTACCACACTTCCAACTACTTGAAGGATAGATGTTATTACAGGAGTCATACCGATAACTGTTTGAATAATCTTCTTAATGATTGCTAGAATCGGTGGTCCTACAACGCTAAGAATCTTTTGAGCTTGGTTAACAACATTTTGAATTGCGTTACCAATTTTACCTAAGATTTCTTTTGCAATAGGTTCAAGAGCAACTTTCATTTCGTCAATCGCTTTTCTGACCTCATCAAAAGCAGGAGCTAACACCTCTGAAACTTGACTTGTCAATTCTGTAATTCCACTTGTATCAATCTTGCTTAACACACTTGAAATTACATCACCAACTTTAACAAATCCTTGTTGAATACCTTGTATAGCTACTGTAATTAATCCGATGATACCTGCAAGAATAGGGGTAATAAGTTCGCCTATTGGAGTAAATGAATCAAGAAATGCACGTCCTAAGCCACTTAAAGCATTCTTTAAGCCACCATTTGCAATTTCTTTGACTTTATCCATTGCCCCTTCTACATCTTTATATTTATTTCCTACCGTTGTTAAGGATTCAATAAAGCCGGCGTTGAAATCTTCTCCCATTGTACCGAAAGCCGTTGCCGATTTATTCAACTTTTCTTGTTCATTTGTAGTCTTTGAAATATCTTTTACAATCGCATTTACAACATCTTTCTGAGTTGCTCTTCCTTCTTGCCAAGCTTTAAAGACATCTTGCGTCTTGGTATCAAAACTATCTAAAGCTCCTTCAATAGTTCCATCAACTAACCTTGTGGTAACTTCGTTGATTGCGTCATTTACTTTATCAAGGTTATAAGCTCCACCATCTAATCCATTCTGCATTAATTGGAAATATTCATCTGCCGAATATCCTGCTTGTGCGAATTTACCGGAGTATTCTGAAATGTTGTCGCCTAACTCATCTGATTTGTTTAAACCATTCTGAGCACCTGTAGCCATAAGGTCAAAAGCTTCTTGAGAAGTGATTCCGAACTGCTTCATTAATTGTTGAGCACCTCTAAGAGTTTCATTCTCATCCATATCGAATGTATCTCTTAAAGTTAATAAATCCTCGGTCACGTTCTTTAGGTCAACATCACTTATGCCTTGCATTTGTTGCTTGACTCTGCCCATCATATCGGCAACATCTGAAATATCTTCACCAAAATTATTAGACCAAACATCACGAGCAATGTTTTTAAATTTGCTCATTTCATTGCTTGAAGCACCTGTCTGAGCTTGGAGTTTAGCCATAGCGTCATCTAATTCAGTAGCTTGATTTACACCTGTCTTAATTGCTAATTCCATTCCACCGATAGCTCCTGCTACGGCAGTAACGCCTACAACACCTCCTACGCCTAATCCTGTTAGGGTTTCAGTGATTGTAGTTGCTTCCGGACTAATATTTTGAATCTTCTCTAGTAATCCATCAAACCCACCTTGAATTGATTCTAAGGCACTGTTTCCTACTTGTTTAAATACATCAAATTTAGAACCTGTTTCTTGCGTTTCTGTTTGTGTATTCTTTTGCTCTTCATTTAAATCTTTAAGTTTATTTTTAATCTTTGGTGGTGCTTTTGAACCTTCAGAACCTAACTTATCTATCGCATTTGAAGTATCTTTAATAGCATTTGTAGCTTTATTTGATACATCACTAACCGATTTAATACCATTTTCAAGACCACTTGTATCTATCTTTGTATCAAACTTTAATGTTCCGTCTGATATTCAATTTGCCACCTCCTTTTCTAAACATCGAAATATGAATCAAATTCATCCTTCATTTCTTGTTCCTCTATTGTTAATTCGATTGGGAAAGACCACGCTTCTTTTGCTCTTTGATATGCTTTATCTTGTGTATCATTTTTTGAAGGTTTTTCATATCCTCTAACACTCTTTGCATATCCCCACAATGTAGAATCACCAACAATATTATTTGCTAATGCTAGAAACTTATGCCAATGCATATCACATTCAGTTAAATCAATGCCGTAAAGTTGCATAAATGCCGAATAAATATATTCCCCATCTTGCACATAGTCTAATGTCTTAACGCCTGTAGAATCACTTCTAGGCGTACTAGAAGGGTTATATAGGAATCGTTCTAACTCTTTTAAAATATGCTTATCTATGATAGGTGGTTCATCTACGAATAAATAAGAGCAATCTATTTCATCAATGATATGATTATTGAATCTTTCAAATTCTTCATAGAATCTTATCCACAACCGAAAGTCTGTATTTAATAAAATAGGCTCGCCATCTAGCGACTGAATGCTATTTGGCAAGCCTTTTATGCGTAAATCAATCATTTCTTCGCCGAAATGCTAGAAACAGTTTTGCTTGCGTCAAGAAATTGCTTCATTCCATTTGTTCCGAATGTTGTTTTTAATTTCTTTTCTAACTGTTCAACCGTTTTCTTTGAATATTCATCATCAATCAAATTGACAATATACAATACTTCCATCAAATCAACCTGTTCAAAGTCTGCACTTCCTAACATGCTTTCAATTTGTTCATCTGTTAATACTGTTTTCAGATAGTCGAATTTTGCTCGATATGCTTCTTCATGCGTAGCGTGAAATGCGTTACAAGCGTCCTCTGCTTTTAATACTTCAATTGTTTTAGGTGGGATTTCATACTGTTTCCCTTCATACGTGATTCTATTCATGATTTACCTCTTCTTTCTTTATACTTCTGATGTGCCTTCTGTGAAGGTTACTGTTCCATCTGCTACCTTTGCAACACCGACACGAATATCGCTTGCAAAGTTAATGTTGAAATTGATTTTTGAATCAACACCACTTAACGTATCGAAAATCAATTTAGCGTCAACTTCCCACGCCTTGTATCCTTTTGTTTTGTCTCCGTCAAACATGAATACAAGTAAAGCTTTTGTATTTACTTCTTCATTGTTTGGTACGGACTTCATCATTTGTTCGTAAATATATTCAAAGTCATCTTCGCCTTTAATCATTGTTAAATCTTGCGAAATCTGAGGTGAATAACTCTTTAATGATTCGGTTGGGTTCTTATCTGCGATAAAGTCATACGTTTCAGTTTCACTGTTAAATGAAATATCTAAAGTTGTAGATTTCTTAATTCGCTTGTAACCTTCTCCCATTTGTAAGAACAATCCAATCATATACTTCTTGACTGTCTGTCCTGTATTTACTTCAGTTCCTTGAGTTGCTATTAATTAAGCTCCTTTCTGTATTTAATCCTTTCTGTATTTAATTTGAATAGTTAATGCATATACTGCTTGACTATCCTCATTTGTGTATAGATATAAACCACTTGAAACGGAAACATCATCACAATATTTGTTTCCGTCTAGTTGTAGCAATTCTCCATTTAAATTCTTTTCGTCAATCCATTCTCCTAATTCTTCTAAGAAAGAATTGTTGTCTTGCCTTTCGGCTTCGATTTGTGTATTCCTACGAGCTAGAAACGTGTAGTATTCTGTACGCATTTGAGAGCCGTCAATGAACGTATCTACAATTGCATTAGGTTCTTTATACAATGCATAAGAGATAGCTTGTTGCGCTAAAACATCCGTTTCAATACGTTCATCTATCTGTATATTTCCATAGCCGTAAAGCCATTGAATCAACGCTTTTGATACTGTCATTCACTACCTCCTATCATTTGTTGTGCTTTCTTTAAGATTGTCTCTGCTCCACCATTTCGCATAGCTTTTTTGAACCAATGGTCTGTTTTACCTCCTACGAAATGAGCATTCTCTTTATTGTAATACCACCGTCTAGCATATGGAGCACTTGGTCCACCTTGCTTTACTAATCCACTACCGATTTGTGTTAATCGTGTAGCCGAGTTTATCAATGCTCCTGTGTCTCTAGGCGTATAAGGGGTCATAAGCCTAATGACTTCAGAATCAATCATTTGTTGAACTCGTCCACGTTCTTCAAGTCCTCTTGATTGTTTAAATTCTTGAAGTGATTTAACATCAAGTTTGACTTTCATTCCTATTGACCTACAACCTCCCAATGCTTCAACATATCGACATTCGTACAATCTGTTACGCTTTGAATTGTTGTCCATTTGTATTTCTTTTTAGCTTCGTTTATTGCTTTAATTGTGGATAAATCTTCTTTCACTTCTCCAAAAAATACGAAATCTGTCTTATCTGTATTCAATGTAAAGTGCTTTTGTTTCTCATCATTTGAAAGTTTTGCATATGCGTAAGGTTCAACATATCCCTCACGATATAGAATGGTAATATTTGTGGATGTGGCTATGCTCATAATATTACCGTTTGCAGTTCTAACAGTTGATTGTCTCCACATACATTTATCAAGTATAGAAGCTTGAAACTTATCTTCTCTTGTCAATGTATCGTAGTAGTGATTAACAAGCGTGATTGAATCTTCAAAGAAACCTGTCATAATGCAATCCATCTTTCTTTCATTAAATCTGTATCACCTAACCAAAAGGCTATGATATCCTCAAGCATGTTTCTTTTGTCTGAGTGTGTAGTGTTTGTAAAGCTTTTGGAATATCCACCATTTGAGATACTTGATACGCCATCAATCGAATCTTGAAAGATTACATTGTTTAAGACATCACAGATACAATCTTTTAAAGTACTTTCGTTCTGTTCGTTAATAGAATCAACATTCACATACTTCAATACCATTGCCTCGGCTTTGTAAGAATACTGATTGAATTGATTTTCATCGAATTTAGGAAAATTGGAATTGTAATATTCCCAATCTAAAATATTGTTCATTTTACAACCCCCTTTTTAGCTATTTTTCTTTTTGAGGTTTAGCTTCCTCTTTTTCTGTTTGAGGTTTACCTTTTTTAGGCTTTTCAACTTTAGAAGGATAACCCCAACCGATTACCGTTGCCATTACTTCGCACTAGCAGATAAGTAGATACCTGCCACCTTATTTGCGTATACATCAACGATTCCATACTTACGATACTTCAATACATCTGAATCTGATTCAATGTTATTGCTTGCAGGAATTACATTTGAAACAGTGTGTTTATCCCACTTCATAACGGCAGGCTTGTGAACAATTAAGAAGTTAATTGCGTGCCCATCTTCCGCTTTAGTGAATCCACCATCTGTTTCTGTATCTGCTCCGCTCAACAATTTAATCTTTGTATAGAAACGTGTTGAAGGTACAGGAACAACCTTTGCAAATCCTTGTAAAGCTTCACGAGATTTGTAAGTGTCCAATGCCTTAACGCTATTCAATAATGTTGGTGTTGAATACAAGATACGTTGTTCGCTAGGAACTTCATCCTCATCCATTTTAGTGATAGCCGTTAATAATGCGCTCAAGAACTCTTCTGCACCTGTATAATCTTCTGAAACCTTTGTGATACCTGTTGTTCCGGCAATCTTAGCGAATGTGTAAGCGTCTGCTTCCGGCGCAACCTTTGTACGCATTAATTCCGCTCCTGCCATACCGAATGCAATATTCATTGATTCTGTGTTATCTTGTGTATCAACTGCAATCTTTGTTCCTCTATCGTAATCAAATGTAGCAGTCTTCCATTCTAATTTAACTGAATTTGATGTATATCCGCTATTTCTATCGTAGTTTCCTAAACCTTTAACAGAAATTTGTGGATAGATGATTTCTTTTGCGTTTGCTCCGGCTCTTACCATTGTAGCGTCGGCGTTTAAATCGCCTGTTACTGAAGCTAACTTGTAAACTTCATCTAAATTTGAAACATACGTTTTAGCTAATGCAATTTGATTTGCTATTAATTAATCCTCCTTATTTCTTTTCTGTAGTTAAACCCATTGCTTGTCGTAATAATAAATCTTCGGCATTTGGGTTCTCCCCTTGACCACTGCTTCCAACGATATTTCCTGTTGCAGTAGGTCCTTTCTGTTCTTCTTCAAATAAGATTGGCTTATTTTCTTTTAATGTTTTAAAAGCTTTGTCAATATCATTTGTTTGGTCTTTTGAATTTAGTAAATTATCATAGTTGAATTGTGATTTTGCTAAATCAAAATCTTTACATCCGTATTCTTTAGCTTTTGCACTTAATACAGAATCAAGATTCATTTTGCTAATCTGAGTTTCGTATGTAGTTTTTTGAGTATCAATATCATTCGTCAATGTATTGATTTTATTTTTCAATTCTTCTACATCAACCCCATCATAGCTTTTCTTGAAATTATCAAACTTTGTTTGAATTTCCTTTGCGTTGTTCTCTGCTAAAGATAGCTTTTCTTTTTGCTTGTCGAACTCTGCAATCGTCTTATAGTTGTCATTTACTAGCTTTGTAATTGATTCCTCTTGCTCTTTGGTTAATTCAATGTTTGATTCTTTTAAAATTTCAATAATGTTTTTCATTTTGCCCTCCTAAAGTCTTTTATAAACCGAATCTTCTCCGGTATGGCTTTGGCTAACTATATTTTAGCTTGAATAATAGCTCACAATGTGAGCGTTTTAGCCGATTCTAAGCCTATCGTTGTGAACTCTGTCTCCCATTTCAGAACTGAAAGCTTTATACGTTGCATTTGCGTGTTTTAGTTTGATTTTGGCTTCTGTACTGCCTAATCCTTGATTGTCCAATAAGATTACTTCCCTTTTCAACGCTCTGATATTTCTTTCTAGTTCTCTTTGATACTGCCTAGCTTCATATCCTTCATATTTTTTTCCTTGGAATGTGAAAGGCTTTGTATCAATATTCTTTAACTGCTCTTTTGTGTAGGCATAAGGCATATCAACATCCCAAACAGGTTGCGCAAAGTGCCTACATCCATAATCTTTTTCTTCTCCATGTGTTAACTGATAAAGACTAGGATATAGTTTCCCTTTTGTGTCGTAGCGCTTACCTTGCCACTTCTTATGAGTTGGTCTTGCGTTGGCATGAGCGTCAAACTCAAATACAGTAACTCCCATATCTTTAGCGCATTTATTGTTAATTTCTTGCGATGATTCTTTTTCTGCGTACTGCATTTGTTGCCTTACCCACACATCCACATTTCTTTTAACTCCTGTATCATATTCAACGACTTTTACGCCACTATATGCTAATTTTGAGATAGCTTTTCTGCAAGAATCATCAATTGTGCATTTACCACCTACTACATTCTTAACTTCTTCTTGAACTACCTTTGTAAAGAATACAGGAAGCTTATCTTTACCGATTGCATACGTGTTTGCGTTTGATTTGATATATTTCTTCCAACGCCTTGAAGTATCATTTTGTGGACTGATATATAAATCTATCTTGAGCTTCTTTTTGATAGGTTTCCCACTTGCTTCTTCAATTAAATCAAGTGTTCCTTGCCTATTTTCTTCAAAATCCTTTTTAGATTCCTTAATTACATCTTTTTTTAGGCTTTTTGATTCTTTTTTTGTGAATTTACGCAAATCTACCAGTGATTTTGCTAATATCTCATTAAATTTTGCGTTTTCTTCGGTGGCTTTTTCTAAAACTTCACGAATTTTATTAGATACGAATATCATCATTCCTAATTCAAATACACTTGCACGCTTTACACTTTTTCTTTCTCTTTCTTCAAGCTTTCTTCTTTTTTCAATCTGCTTTTGTAGGCGTTCTTGCTTCCTTTCTTCTTGCCTTTTTTTACGTTCTTGTTCCCTTTGTTCTTCTTCGCTTAACATTTATATACCCCCTATAGAAAAAGGGCTTAAATGCCCTTTAAAACGCTTTTAAAGCTTATTTAATTAATTCTTTTCTCTGAGCTTCTGTAATCCAACCGATAGAAGCAAACATTTCTAAATCGCTCTTTGTAAATAAGCCTAATTCATAATACGATTTGATTAATTCATAACTCATACTACTTCACCCCATTCAATTGAGCTTTTAATTGAGCAATCTGTAGCATTAATTGTGCATTAATCTTTTCTTGCTCAGTTGGTACTGCTTTTGGTTCTTCAATTGTAGGTTTGTCTCCTTCTGCAACCTCAATCACTTTACCTTCTACATATTTGTAGTTATATCTTCCATATTCATCAACTAATCCTTTTTCTAGATACTGGCTTTGTGCATGTGCGTATTTATCTCCTTGTCCCTTATCAATCTCTGTCATTGTGTCCATTTCTTCTTGTGATAAAAAGATTTCTGAATTAATAGACGTAATGTTATTTTCTGAATCTTTATTAATATATACTCTTGCCATGTCTACTTCTCCTATTCATCATCATAAATTTCTGCGTCTAATTCTATAGTTCCGCCTACGTTGCAATTTCCAACCTTGCTTGTCACGGCTTGAATAAGCAAGGTAAGGTCTTTCACGGTAGTGTCTAATGAAACTACGGCTCTTGTTAAACCGGAGTTAGAAGTATTTGCAAAGTTTACTGTAGGTTTAATTCTCATACTAGGAATTGTGTCTGAGAATATGTATGTAAAGCTTGCAGAACCGGAATAAAATACATAATAGTAATATCTTTTAAAGTAATATCTCTGACACTTAATTAATTCATCTGCATAATTTGGAGCAACAAATGTTGTTGCTACTTTACCTTTTTCCAATTTAATCCATTCAATTGTGCAAGCTCCATTCTGCGATGTAGTACCAAATCTGATAATACTTAATGGAGCACTTGAACCATCAAGTGTTAATGTATGAATTCCATTTGTTGTGATTTCTTTTTTTCCAATAAGCGCGTTTCCGCCTAGAAGGCTAGTGCCTCCTTTTTTCATAGCTTCAAGTCTAAATGAACCTACAATAGAAGATACCTTTACCGAAATCGTAAATTCTTCGTTCAATTCAGTCTCCAAGATTTGGCTTATATAATTTTCTAAAGTTCCTACAGAGTTAGTTGTTGCGCTGCCACCTTTATAGCTTATCCCATTACCTAATTGCTTTACTGTTGTATTATAAATTTTCCATCTATCAAATGAATAATCTGTTTCGTTGTACGTTGTAAGTCCACGTTGATTTACTTTGAAATCCGGATTAATCAACAAATTCGGATTACTAAATTTAGTTCCTAGATACTCTACAAGCTTTGATAATAAACCTTTTTTTAATCCTGCGCCATTGTGCACAGGTAGTAAGCTGGTATCCGTGAAACTAGGTAATGCTTCTAATTCTGTTACTTGTTTTCCTGGCATGTTATTCCTCCTTGATTTTATATTTCCAATCCTTACCGACTTCTCCACTTGCTACTTCATAAGACCAATCGGCTAAGATTGTATTTCCTTTTTCATCCACTAAATCTTGAGCGCTTGTTGCGTTTAGATTTGTGGTAAAGTGGTTATTCATAACCATTTGATTCAATGCGTTATGTGATGTGGTTACAGACTTTATTCTATCGACAAGCCACTGAATAGAAGCTTTGTCTTTGAATACGAAAGACATACGCTAACCCCACATTGTATTTAAATCATTTGTAGTAATCGCAGTTAATTCTGACTTCTTAACGTATGCCGATAAATCAATGTCTGTATTACCAATCTTTTCATATGTCTTTGTCTCTGAAAGCCAAATATACTCATCATAAATATCTTGTGTTCCGTGTGAATGTGCTACCAAATAGATAACACCATTTGAACCTGTAGCAGGTAAGCTCGTTACCTTTTCATATCTAATAGATGTAATATTACCTACTGCCGAATTAATCAACGATTGTACTTGTGATTGCGTTTGATATCCTTTACCTGTAACGATTGAATTTACTTGCGTAGATGTTTGGAATCCACTGTCATTTGTTAATTGTGATACCTTTGTAGGCACTGAAATATCTACGGCTTTTGAACTTGGCTCAACTTTTGTACCGTTAACCTTTACAGACTCAATCACATTCGCTTGAGCACCACTTGCGATACCACTTAATTTGTTTTTTTCCGCATTAGTATAGTCATTTGTTGATAAGCCTTTACCAATTTCAACATCAACTTTCCCACCTAACGCCGATTTAATTTTACTGATTAAGAGCGTCAATCCACTCTTATCTAAATATTCAATAGCTATTCTTTTTCCTCCTATATACTATTCCATAATTCATCTAGTTCGGTTGTTGATACAGAAGTTACAGAACCTTCTGCCATAGCTCCAATATCTTCCGGTGTATATACCGGTATTGTCTCTACTTTTGCCCACGTTGGAACTGTTGGGTCTATTTCCTCTACCTCTCCAATGATTTCATTACCATTTAATTTAGGCTTGTTCTTTAGCTTGTTGTAATCACTTGTACCTTCAACAAACTTCTCATCTAAGCCTAAAGCTAATGTTTCTTTATCTTCATTGATTTCAATTTGAAGCTTGTCTGATTCATCTTGTATATTCATTTGAATATCTTTCATAAGAATCATGTAATCACTTCCTTATTCAATACTCTATATACCTTTGTTGTCTTGATAGGAGAAGCAATAGCAACTCCTCCTTTTGTAATCATTCTTAATTGAATGTTACAAGTACCCTCTTTGAAATTGAGCGTTTCTTCTTGACTTAACGAAACTGAAATAGTATTTCCTTCAATGTCTAAATCACTTGATTCTTTTTTCAAGATATATCCGTTCTGTTCAAATACCACATAGATATTCTGCATTTCATTTAAATCAATATCATTTATTGTTATTTGAATTGTTGGCGTTGTTCCTTGTCTCATGATTTCACCTTGTAAGTCCAATCTTTGCCTACTTCACCTTTATCAACTTCATACGCCCAATCGGCTAGAATCTCATGACCATTCTCATCTACTAGTGTTCCATCTTCCGTTAATAGAATTGTGGTGAAATGGTTCTCCATAATCATCTTTTCAATGTTTGAAATTCTGTTCGATAGTTTTCCTGCCGTATTTGCGTCTAACGTATCCTTTACAGTTTCAAACCAATCATTAAATTCTGTTCTATTTGCATTCATTTCAGATTCATTCTGAGCTTTAATTTCCTTAAATAACTCCGTAACCTGTGTGAATAAATCCAACGATTGTACGCTTTTAATTGTGCTTGTAACTGCTCCGCAACGTGTAGAATCTAATCTTGTATCAGTAATATCTGAGCCTTTAACTTCGTTCACATTGCCTGTCACTGTTACCGTAGCTAATACTAAATCATAAATAGAATCACTTCTTGTGATTCCATCATTGATATCACTTGCTACTAAGGTAATGTTTCTGTATGCGTCATTATCATTCAATCTAAGAATAATATTGTAGCTTTTAGTAGCGCTATTCTTTTCTAGTGTGATGGTTTCGTCATCTTTCTGCCAATAGAACGCTCCATTAATATTTGCTCGTCCTGCCTTAACTGTAAGTGTTAAGCCTTGAGCCTTCTCAACTCTTAAATGGTCTGAACTAGAATCATCTACGAACACGCCATTTGTAAAGTAGCTTGAGAACAATCTTCTGAAAGCGTCATATAATACTAATCTATCGCCATTTCTTGAGACGAATGGAAAATATGTAGTTGCTATTCTTCGTCATCCCCCTCTCCATCATCTTGAATTTCTTCATTCAACAATTCCGTTGCTTCTTCTTCTGTGAATCCGTATTGTTTCATGAAATACATAATCTTTAATCTTGGAATATCAAATGTAAGTGCGTCATTTCTTAACGCTTGTGCCGTGCTTTGCTTATCCTCAATGTATGTATCGTCATAATCAATAGCAATGTCTAATGAATTGATATTAAGCTTTCTGCCTTGTGTTAATTCGTAGAAGTATGCTATAGCTTGAATGATATCTTGAATATATGCGGTAGATTCTTTACGTTGTGAGTTTACTTCCTTCATAGCGTCTTGGTTTTCGCCGATATATTCTGTAGCCGTTACGATTCTTCCACTTTCAAATGTGTATTTTTTTGTACCGAATCCAAACATCATTGATAAGATACTTAATGCAGTTTCTAACGATTGGACAACTTCTGCCGTTCTAACTGTTGGATTGTATTCTTGCCATAAAGCTTTTTCTTCCGGTAACTTGTCTCTACCTAACTGAACAAATATCTTTTTCATTTGTGGATTCATCTTAATCTTTCCATTCTCGTCTTTCTGCATTAATGCTTCATTCACAAGAACGATTTTATCTGATTTCAACAAATCACGATTCCACATTGTCATTGTTAAATCAATTGTTTTTAAAGGAGCAATTGCGCTCCAAATCTTCGGCAAGCCGTAACCTTGCATTTGTAAGTTGTTTACCTTTGCGTTTCTCATAATTGCAAACGGCTTTACAACATCTAGTTGAACAATCTGAGCACGCTCTTTTATTTCTTCGCCTGTATCTTTGAAGTAATGTGTTTCTGCAATATATCTTTCGTCTTGTCCTTTTAAGAACATGACCATCACATATACTTTTTTTAACTTCTCATAATTTACTCCAACGAAAGCAACTTCCACAATTTCATCATTGATAACAGTTAATGGAAGGATATTCATTGAATCACAATAGTTGATTCTGATTTCTCCTCCACTGAATGTACCATCTTCATAAATCTCGGCATTTGATACCGTCACATAAGCTCCTACTGTACCATTTGCAGACATTTGCTCAACTTGTTTCCTATACATAACATCAAATCTATTCTTCGTTAGAATATCTGAAATAATGTCATTTGTAGCACTGTCCTCTGTTGCGTTTATATCTAGGATTTCAATAAGGTTTGCGTCATCTTCGCATAAACGCTTTGCAAAATCTGTTTTATCTAGCGTGTATTCCTCATTATTTAATGTGTATGCCGTATGAAATTCTGTTTCGGTATTTGTATACCATTTGTTGCACAATTCAATAATCTCAATTGCGTTTGTATCTACATAATACCCTCTTTTGTTAAGGTAGTTTTGAAACCACGGTCTACGTGTGTTAGATGTTTCTATTTCTTACCTCCTTAAATCTATATATCCACTATGTGTGATAAATGTATAGCAGAACGAATCCCAATCATCATTGATATTGTTTACGTTCTCATCTTTTGGAATGTCTTTCTTTTCATCCCATACTAATTCGCTCAATGCGTTTATTAAGTTCTTACAATGCTCTTCTATCTTTAACCTACCTGTAACAAGTAAGCTATCAACTGTTATAGGACGGTCTGTAAGCTCATTCTTCTTAACCGGTGCAATTATACTTCCGTCTAACCCTTCGGCGTAGAAATAAGCTCTAAGCGTGTTTATGAGTGTATTAGAAGCACTGTCCGGAAATATCCATTCTACATACCCATAACATTCAATACAACGCTTATAGAATCTTACAAATGCTTTGCAGAACTTTGTTGCGTCTATTGCATTTGACTTTGCCATGTCTCCTTCATCAAGTGCCCACATATAATCCCAATCATTTGTGAATCCTGTTAAGTGCCATGAATACTTTGAACCATTGTCTCCAAAGTCAACGCCTATGATTAAATGACTGAACCTTTTTCCTTTTTCCTTCATCTTTTCTTTTAGACTCTGATATTTGAATAGGTAAGGCTTGCAGTTATTGGCAAAATAAGGAAAGACTAGACCTTCGGCAACCATTCTTTCCCCTAAAATATCTCGCTTGTACCATACTGAATTCTTGTCATATTTGTTTTGGATTTCTTCGATTCTTTCTTGGCTCATTGTAGCATTGTCAAAGATGTTGAAGTGCTCATATCTGTACCAATCTAACCCCATAAATTTATCTATGTAATTCTTATAGATGTCTGCGTTTGGGTTTGATGGGTTTAAATCCCATAATGTAAATGGATGTACACTTGCAATCTGTCTTGCCATCGCTACCTTGATAAAGCTTGTTCTAGAATCATCACAATCGTAATGCTCATTTATTTCGGTCGCTATCCATCCACCATATGAGTTACCTAATATGCTCTTATATGAATCGGACTTTCCACCGCCTGTAAATATAACTATCTTTTCGCCTGTCTTTGTTTGGACAAATAGTGCTTCGTTCGATTTGTATTTACCCCAACGACACCGCCCACGAAAGATATGTTCTAAGCCGAAACCATTGCAATCGCCTATGTTTAATTTCGCATTTGGTAAGCTTGACCCACTCGCTAAATGTATTTTATCTTCGCATGTTTCTAAATACATTGAAAAGATTATGCAGTGGTCAATCGTTTTGCCACTTCGTACCGCTCCTTCTGCTACACTTTGTTTGTAATTTAGGGCGGTCTTAATATAATTCTTATGTTTATCTGAAAATTTCCCCCAAGGAATCGTTCTAGTCATCATTTTAATAAATCTGCCAAAGGTGTTAAGTCCTCAATCTCATGTGTCATTGTCTGCTCAACCTTTTCGCTCTGTCCAAGCATTTGTTTACCTAACCAAATAAGCATGGTCGTATTCCCTTTTGACGCTTTGTCAAATTGCATACGTCTTAAACTTCTTTTTGAGTGGCTTATACCTTTTTTATATGTCTGACAAAACTTTCTATTTCTTAATAATGTTCTTACCGAACATCCTAGGAAATCTGCAATTTCTTCTTGAGTACATCCAATAGAAGCAAGCTTTTCAACTGCTTCATAATCAATCTTTATTCTTGGGCGTCCTCCTGCGTGTTTCTCTGCTATTTTAATCCCCCCTATAACAATCATATTGATTCAATTCATAATCCTCTAACATATCCCATTTCTCATCAAATTTGATTTCTTCACTTTTAATAACAAAACACAATCCACCTTGTACGAGTGTATTGAATGAATATGTTTCACCTTTCTTAACATAGCTAGCTATATTCATATTATTGGTTGTGGGTAGACATCCCATGAAGTGAATATTGTTCTTTTGCATAAATGAGAATACCTCATTAAATGTCTTATCCAATTCAGTGATTTTTTTCTGCGCTCCACATTTATTTCCTTGCTTTTCTTCCCATTTCCTAAAATCTCTGATGTCATCATCTAGTAAGATGATTTTTGCCCCATTTTCAAAATAATTTAGAATGTTATTTCTATTCGAAGCTACGTTATTTCCACGCCTAGTAATGATTTGAGCTTGACTTCCTAATGTTTCAACATAAGTTTTGAAATCATTTGAATCATTTAAGCTAATAACAATTCTTTCATCTTCAATTCCACATTCTTTTAGTGCGTAATACGTTTTACATTTTGGTCTATGGTAACTAGCTATTGCATAATAGATGTTATTCATGCATTAATTCCTCGATGTCGTAGCACACTTTCAATTCAGTTACCTGCAATAGTTTCTCTAAGAATAGTTGTTCTTCCTCTGTTTCATATGTAATGATTACACGTTGCTTTTTTAGCATATCTTCTGAATGTTCGCTAAATGCGTCCATAAGCTCGTTGTCATATCCTTCTGCATCCATGTCCTCAGTTAATGCACTAATTTCAAAATCGCCGAATCCGAATTCTCTCATATCGATTCCGTCAATTTCTTCAAGCTCTTCCATTTCTGTTTTTAATGCGTCTAAATCCCAAGACGCTTTTTCTGCCGTTTTATTATCTGCAATTCTAAATGCTTTTACTTGCTCATCTGTTAAATCATCTGCAACCACGCAAGGAACAGTTTCTAAGCCTAATTCTTGACTAGCTTTATATCGTGTATGACCTGCAACAATCACTCCATTTTTATCAATAACAATAGGCACTTTGAAGCCGAATTCCTCAATAGAATTTTTAACAAATTTCACTGCTCCATCATTGATTCTAGGATTATTCTCATAAGGTTTTAGCTCATTTAATCTTTTTTCAACAATATTCATATTCTCCTCCTTTTAAGCTCATAGAGCGTCATTTACATTTAGACAAGTATTTGTATTCTTTATGTATTCATCAACGTATAACTCCTTTTTATCGCCGTTATACGTTACTTCGTAATAGTTATCTGTGCTTTGAGCACTAATCAATGCTTTATTGTTTTGAAGCACTTTAACCATCCATACAACGAACATTTCACTGATTGCAATATTTGGATTCACTTGAAATACTGCATTCATTGCTAATTCTTGAAATTCTTTTGAACCCATATTCTCCTCCTTATTATTAAAAGAACCGAGACAAACGCTCGGTAATATATCAAAGCCTAATTGTATGCCATTGTTGGTATTTAATATCTAATTTTGGGAGGACTTACTGATAGGCTTTGTAAACATGGTTGCAGGAGAAGGAATTGCACCATTCGACCTCTAGCTAATAAGACTAGTGAGCTACTACTGCTCTATCCTGCTAAAACAATTATTACATGAAAAAATGCTCACATTGTGAGCACTTTCTTCAAGTTCTTATTTATTTTTCTTGGAATCTCTTCTCGTGCATAACCTACAATATTAGATGTTTTTTCTGCACTGAATCCCTTTATATATCTATACTCAATCATGGCTCTAGTCGTATCATCAAGTTGGCTTAATTTGTCTTTTACATAATTCATTCTTCTTGCATAATCTGCATGAGCCAAGAATAGCTCGGCTTTTAAAGGATAAATTGCTTCATCCCTTTGTAGCTCTGCTATCTTTTGCTCATAGTATGTATAAGATTGACATTCGCATAGAAAATGTTTTTTAACTTCTTCATATGTACTCATGATGTATACATCCTCATTAATCTATTTTCTAATTCGCCAACTTTATTTTTTAATCTATTAATCTCGTGTGTTTGATTATGAATTGTTGCATTTCTTTCTTTTAAAGTCTGATTAAGCTCAATGTTCGCCATTCCTAATCTGTTATTCTTAGAAATTAACTCTTTAATCCTTTCTTCATAATTCATTTCTATTAGTGCCACCTCCTAGAATGGTAAATCGTCTGAAGCAATATCTAAATCATTTTCACCGTTATATTCTTGTTGTGCAATCTGTTGTGTTAAACTAGGTTGCGTATATGTGTTTTGAACGCCGTAAGCGTTGCTATTTGCTTGATTTGGATATTGATATGCATTTACATTAGAACTATAATTCTGCCCATTAGAAGCGTTTTTAGGCGGTAATTGCACGTTATTAGCCACAACCTCAGTGATATACACTTTCTGCCCTTGTTGATTCTCATAATTTCTAACACTAATTCTTCCTTCGACTGTAACTAAATCACCTTTTTTGCAATACATATTTACAATATCTGCTAATTTATTCCATGCCACACAATTAATAAAATCTGTATTATCATTGATTCCATTTACTGCTACTGTAAATTTTGCTACGCTATTTCCTTTTTGTGTTTTTGATAATTCAACATCTTTAGTTAGATGTCCTGCTATTACTACTACATTAATCATTTTCTACCTCTTTTCTATCTTTTAATTACCTCGCAATTGTCTAAGATTTCACGAATTGGAATATTTGTATCAACGTCTTTAAAATATCCCTTTTCACGCATTTTAAACAAATGTATTTGATTTGCAATGTTATTATACGTTTTATAATCTTTATGCACGCTTAACAAATCATACTCAAATTGAGTTAGCTTATATTTTGGCTTTTCATATGGTTTATTTAACCATTCTTTAATCTTTTCACTGCATCCATATTCTGTACTAAATCCACACTCGCTACAACTAACACCACTGCATTTACAAGGCTTTCCGTCGACTAGTGCAAAACAGTAGCCGGAATTTTCTATGATTTCATCTTTAAAATGTTCATAATTTGTTTCCTGTTTTATTTCTTGTTTTTCTTCTTCAAACATCTCTTTAGCAGTCATCTTTATCTTCCTCCATTAACTTCTGCCCACAGAATGGACAACGTGGATAATATTTATTTCCATGATATGTCGGAATAGGCACAACTCCATGCTCGCAATTTGGACAACATAACATCAAATCACCGCATGGGCCAATTTCAACATCTATTGGTTTCTTTGGCGTTTCTTTATCCGTAAGATTTTCCAACAATCGAAAATATAACTTGGCACGGTCAGTCTCTTCTATCCCTGCTACATCACACGTAACTTGATATTCCTTTTCAAGAACTTGCAACACTTCTTGATATTTATTCATATGCCTTTATCTCCCTTTTTAAATCGTCAATAGCTTTCTTAACATCCTTTAAACCCATATCAAAGTTGCTAACTAAATCTGCCATACGATTGTTAGAATAGCTCTGTAAAGCCGATTCTAGCGTTGTATGGTATGAGATAGGCTTTTGTGCGTCTATCTCATTTCCTTCTTTATCCTTACCCTTTACGAACGTTACAAGGGCGAATGAACCACCGTTAGAAGTGATTGCATAATTATTTTGTAATCTAATCATTTTCATTCTCCTTTTAACTCATTAATTTATTTTTGTAACGATTATCCAATTCTTCCATAACATGCTTTCCACCATATAGTTTCGATGCGTAAACAATGTAGTCTAATTCATCTAGCATACTGTTCATCAAGTCTTTATTGGTACAGACAAATTTAATATTCTTTTGCAAAGATAAATAAGTTTGCTCAATTTGTTTATCGATTTCAGAAGCACTGCTTTTATCTAATCTGATAAAAGTATTTATTTTTATGACATCTTCTCTTTGCTTTTTTCTTTCCTTTTCTAAGCTTTTTTTCAATTCTTTATTATTCATTTTCTTTCTCCTGCCTTTGCATATTCTAGTGATTCAATAAATGTTCTGAAAAGTTCATTTTCTTTTCGTAATTCTTCAATTTTTCTTGCACTAAGTTCAATGTAATCTTCATACCGTTGCTCTAATCGGTATAGTAATACACCGTTATTAAAATCAATTAATGTTTGATTCTTATCAATATATCCTTGATACGTTTTAATCAACTTATCAATTCTTTCTTCAATCATCGTTTGCCTCTCTAATACAATTTAAATTGAGTAAAAATTCTTTCTTCAAAACGATTTGGTTTGCCTTTCTTTCTACAATTTTGTGCAAACTACATATTCTGCTATTATCAACTTCTGATAAGCAGTCAGATTCTTTTAAAACATTCTCCAACTCATCTTTATACTTTTTTAGACATTCTGTATCATCTTCAATTTCTATAGTGTACATTTCAATTAAAGAATCGAGTCCTTCTTCAATCCTTGTTTTAATCATTGTTCTTGCTCCTTTAGCTTTTTAACAAATTCATCAACTTCTTTTTTGACTGTTACCACTTCATCATCTGCAGGCATACAGAATGTTAATTTGTACTGATATTGAATAAGTTCTTCAATTCTATCTAGAACTTTTAGAGCTTTTTATTCACTTGAGTACTTGCCAAGCAATGAACTACCGTCCCATATTTGATTAATATCATCAATATCTAAATTATGAATCTCTGTTAAAATCTTTCTGTCTTGACTTCTAATCCACATCTTTATTTCTCCTTTGCTTTTCTGTAACTAATCGCATATTGATTTCTGTTAATTCTTGGATTCTCTTTTTACTTTCCAAATCCATGTATGTTTCTAAATCAATTGAATCAAAATAATCATCCATATTACTTAATCCATATTTCTCTTGTTCTTCCTTAGTATAGGTAAGATTGTTTTGATTATGTCCTTGCTCATCTAACACAAATTCATAATCACCTTCAGTAGTTCCACAATTCTGTAAATTCATATATTGGATGTTTCCATTATCATCTAGATATAATCTATCGTGTTGGTCTGTTCCTACAATGTGAATATATCCTGTTTGTTTATCTCTTACATAAATAAGAATTGCTTTTAAATAGTTAGGGTTGTACATTTTAATAACCTTCTTTCAATCTTTGATAGTTGATTTTGTTCTTTTCACAATAGCATTCATATACTTGCTCAATTGTGAAACCTAAGTATTCTGAGATTGCAATTAATCTTTCCATTTTATGAATATTCCATGTAGCTAAATCAGTCAATGTTTCACTTAACTTATATTCATTAGTCATTAAAAGCTTGAATATATTATCTGAATTTCTTATAAACATTAAAGCATTTAAAATTCCATTTTCACCACCATTGAAATGATTCTGATAACTTAAAACGAAATGCCAAACATCAATTAATTCTCCTAATACCTTTCTCATATCTACAGGAGCTTGAGTCTTTTTCCACCAACACCAATCTCCTTTAAGCTCGTGTGTTAATTCGCCTACTTCATCCAAAATAGCCATTCTTAAATTTTCTTCATCAATCTCAGTCAATCCGTATTCTTCCATAATTGCTTCATCTAGCTTTTTCTGCATTTGAAGCATTTCTTTGATTAATTCAAATTCTTTACTTGTCATGTTTCTTTATCTCTCTTTCTAAATACAATTTATCTAATTTTTCTTTTACAATATCTTCTAATTCTTCAAGTTCCATAACACTTTCAAATCCTAATACACTGCGTCCTGTAATTAATTCCTTATACTTAGCCATATAATAGTCAGATTTAGATAAGTCCTCTTCATGTCCCTTATCTGAAGCTCTGTATCTATATTTCCATACATTGCACAAGCAGAAACAAGCAACAATATATTTTCCAAATACTGTTATCATTTCGTCAATACACTCAATTGCTCCATCTCTGTTGTAATGTTGTGGATGATTCACCATGTCGATTTCATCATGTTCTTTTGGCTCAAAATGACTTGTTGATTTACTGCAACTCACGCATGGTTCATCAATTGCAGAATCATGTTCGTATTTACATTCATCATATTTATGTTCTTTATTCATTTTTATACCTCTGCATATCTAACACCTAAACTGTTCTTTACGATTCCACGCAACATAATTGATATTGCACTAGGTGTATATCCTGTATTTCTTGCGCATTGTGCGATTGATTCATATTCAACTCCATTTAATACAACTTTCTTTTGACATACTTTTCCACCGTCAATTCCATTGCTTACAAGATAAAGATTCTTAACGTGTTTTTTTCCTTTTAAGCGAACTTTGTAACTTCTGCTCAATTCACCAATAAAAGCTTTATATGCTAATCTGTATAGTTGATACATCTTCCCATTTATACAAACTCTGTAAGCTCCTTTATCAAATGAAGGATGAATCTTGCTTTTCACTCCATCTTTACTAACTGAAATTACATTTAAACGATTTGAAATGTACCATCTTCTGCCTGTTTTGGATGTTTCAATTAATTCATACATTTCTGTATCGCTTGCTTTCTTTTCATCTGCTTCATCTTCAATTAATACACATCCTTTATATAACCTTTGATACATAACGTGTGCGTCAAATTGTGCTTTCGTTAACCCTAACTCGTCCATTACCTTTTCGTCGCTTACAAATCCTTTAAATTCATTTGTGTAAGGCTCTAACATCATGTAGTCCATATTGATTACCTCTGTTGAGCAGATTTCAAATCATACTCTAATTTCTTTTTTTCATATTCTAAAGTTCTGATTCTTCTTCTGTATTCTTCGTATTTAAAAATACATTTACAAGCTTTGTCTTGTTCTTCTTGAATCCTTTTTCCTACCATTATGCTATATAGAAGAAGTGTTGCACCACTTCCACATATAGCTCCACAAATCCAATTAATCATTTAATCCCCTTTCTATGCTCCAAATAATTGTGCTCTAAGCCTATTAAATTCATCTTGTACTTCTTTATCTGTCTTTGTGCTTTGCTCTGCATAAAACTTTGAATCAAGTGTGATAGGCTTATCTTTGTTTCTTTTCATCCATTCATCATGTACCCACTTTTGTAGTACTAATGAATGGTTCTTGTATTTCTTTCCACTTGTTTCAATGTACTCATCTAATATCTTTATATGCTCATCTAATGAATCACCATATAAATCTAATAGGTGTGTGTGTTCTTTATCTGTAAGTAACACGTGTGAATATTCTCCGTATTTATGTTTGTGCGTACATACATTAATATTATTTTTATTTAATTCATTTTTAGTTGAATTATTATTTAATTTAATAGGGTTTAGATTTTCTAATTTTAGATTTTCTATTTTTAGATTTTCTATTTTTAGATTTTCTAAATTCCGAGGATTGTCTATTAATGTATATTGCCAATCAACAATTAAATTACCTTCTCTAATAGGTTCACGAATTAAATATCCTTTATTCATTAATTCTTTTAACCCGGAACGAACACTTGATATTCCATCTGTAGCTAATGCTTTAATACTGTTTTCCTTAAAGTCCCAATTATCCGGAAGGCTTAACATTTGGCAAAACAAGCCTTTTGCTTTATAGGATAGTTCTCTATCGTGAAATATTTCATTGTTAACGTGTGTATACCCACTTTGTAGGCTTTTCTTTAGTTCTGCTATTCTAATCACCCCCTAGAATTTCTACCTCTATTCTTGGATTTTGTTTATCTGTAAATACTGAATGATTCACTTGATTAATGTATTTCCTTGAATCATCCTCAAGTATTCCTGTTCTAACTAATGAATCTTGAATGAATTTAGTTGCGAATGTTACGTTATCAACATCACGCCTTGAATTCGGTTCATACCAATTAATATTTAATTTAATTGGGTAGTTCTTAACTTCGTAAATTTCACCAAAGTTTACTGCCTGTAAGATATAAGCCATAACTAATCGCTCATTCTTTTTCTTCATTTCTGCTCCTTTGTAGCGGTTCGTTCTGCAAGCATTAATATATTCATTCAATCCATCTAGTTTTCCTTTAATTACAAACTTTATTTTCTTCCACCTTGATTCCTTTATCTAAATAATATTGGGTACTGATTCCTAATTGTTCTGCATAATCTAATATGCAATCAATTAAGACTCCCATTTGTTTTGTGTCCATTTGTGAGCTACCCAAAAACAATCTACAATTCACAAATTCATTTCCATTGTCTCTTATCTCAGTGCCCAATATTTGAACTGCTCTAACTCCATGAGCTTGAGCCAACGAATCAACACCATCTTTCAAAACTGAAACATATGTATATAACGCTTTTGCCATTCTCAAGAATTCGCAATACATATCCCATGTATCGTTGTAGCTTGCGTTTTCGTTTTCACTTATTTCCTTGATTAATGCCCACATAAGCCGATTCTGATTGTTAGTACGTAAATGCTTAACAGAATCTATAATCACGCTATATGCCCCTTTTTCGAGTGTCTGAGCGTATGATTCGTATATTGGCTCAGTCAATTCAAATGTTATTTCTAGGTTTCCATCTTCATTTCTTGATTTTCTGATGAAATTACCTATTAATTTTGTTTTCAAAATCTCATTTGCTCCATTTCTTCAAATTTTTGGATTCTGAAAAGTGCTTTTTGTTCTTCTGTAATTCCCAATTCTTCCATTTTTTTAACATCCGTCCATGAATCTTGATACGGATTGAAGTTTTCATCCATGATGTAATTTTCTAAATCCTCAATCCTTTTAGCCTGTGAATAATAAATATCACGAGGGTATGATTCTTGATTCTTTATAACATTGTATGAATGCATATTTACCTCCTATAGATAGTTTTTATGAAATATCTTCATAAATTCATTTCTTGTGTGTACTTCTTCAAATGCCTTTTGGCATTCCTTTTTAAGTTTCATGTCTAATTTGTGATTGAAATGTACTCCTTCACTGCTCATGTTGTGATGTCTAGCACATAAACGTACATAGCAACCATGCTCAATTGATTTCTTTCGGTTAGCAGTACCGAAATAAATTTCATGCGTGTGTAAATCTAAAGGTGAACCACATACATAACATTTAGACATGTCTTTTTGTAAAATTGACTTATCTCGTTTTATTTCCAAGTTACCTTAACACTAGATTTAACTTGTGTTTCCTTTGATAATTGGTGCATAAGACCTAATTCATTCACTAACTTTGTATCAATAGTTGTTCTTGTGTATGGTTCTACATACGAAATTTTCACAACATCATTTTCAAATGATTTGATACCGTTATTTTCCATAGCTTCTAAGATATTTTTCTTAATATCTTTTTCTAATTTGTCCATTTCCTTTTTGTATTCTTGAAATGATTTTAATTTACTTAATGCTTCCTGTTGAATTTCAATTTGTCCATTTGTTACGTTTACTAATTCCATTTTTCTTTCCTCCTTATGCTTTCGCATTTTCTTTGTAAATAGCTCCATATGCTTTAATTAATGCCACTAGACCGTTTCCATTTAGATTAGGAATATCTTGTGAGCTGATTTTATATTCGGCTTTTAAATGCTCACAAAACGCTTCTGAATGCGTATCAATTCCTAGCTTCTGTAATTCATTTTGTGCTTTAAAACAACGCATACGAATTTCATCTAACTTGTCATTTTTTTCGGCTTTCTGTTGTTTTGTTTGTGCATTTTGAATTGCTTCATGTTGCTCGTCTGTATCTGCGTCTTTTGTATCATCTAAATTGAATAAACCATTTAACGCATATTTTCTAGCATATGAACTGCATGAACCTGTAACTTGTGAAGCGTCCATACCTTTTTTATTTTCTTCTTCTCTAGCCATTGCGGTAACCTCTACCGTTATATGAGAATCCCAATCCATTAATATTGCATTTGCTACAACGTAATATCTAGCTTCTGCAACTTTAATATCATCTGTAAGAATTAATGTTGTTCTATGCTTGCAACAAATCTTTTTAGCTTCTGCAAGAATATCTTCGGCAGAACGATAGTTATATTTCCCAAATTTGTTGTAATTGTTTTTTCCGACTTTCATTTCATTCTGAATTAATGAAAGTTTCTCATAAATGCTTTTCTTTTCTTCCATCTTCCGTTTCTCCTTTTAATCTGCTATAATGTATGTGTTCTTATTTTAAGAACGTCATTTCTTGTGTGTGCGTGCTTTTGTCGAGTGCGCACCTCTTTTTTTATTGAAATAACATTGCATACGTTTTACCAAAACATGAAATAGTCATTAATAGAATCATAATTGTTGCGAATAACAGAATATTCACACACGTTGTGATTCTTTTTTGATACCTTTGTTCTCTAATAAGTTCTTTTTCTTCCTTGCTTAAATATCTTCTTTTTGGATTAAATGGATAAATGCTTAACTCCATTTCATCTTCTTGTATTGCATTCATTCTTATATCTTCCATGTTTACCTCCTAAAGCTTTTTCTGAACTCCGGACAACACTTTAAAAATGTTTCTGTTGGAATAACATTTTGTGATACATTCTTATAAATAAACGTGTCTTTCCAATCAATTCCATTGTCTTTTTTGTATTGTTCACGAACCGATTTCATTACCTTGTGAGCGTAGTTTCTTTGAGTTTGCTCTTGAAAAACATCCCAATCAAACAATGAAACTAAATCATCTTTATTAAGCAACGCTTTATAATCAATAATCACTTTCATACACCTCTATTCTAGATTCACAAGTGTTAATTTGATTTACTTCTTGCAAATCTCTTACGTTTAATTGATTCGCAATTTCTTTTGCTTCTGCACTGTCATGTGCTTCAACCTCGAACGTAACATTTGCAGTTACGTCGCAGGTTACGAAATATGTTCTAGTCATGCTTCTCACCTCTTTTCGATTCATCTAAGATACAAGCGATATATCCTTGATGAAATTCTGAAAGCTCATAGCCTTTCTTTTGTAGTTCGCCTAAGGCTTCAAAAATTCTTTTGTCTAGTATTGTTTCACCCTCTTTCTTTTTGACCTGTCATCATCAGTGCTAGTAGGTCAACTCTAGCAGACTAGCCTATTGGCTAGTTTCGACTAATTGAATATTTCTAGTTTTTCTATATCTTCTTTTCTTACTGCGTGTGATGTTCTTCTGTCATCTTCTAAAAAGTTGTATTCATTTTGAACACCCCATGCGTATCCGTTACGCAATCTACTGATTTCTACAATATTTTTAAATCTTTCTACTCGCCCATCTTTTAAATAGACATATACAGTGTGCTTTTCACCTTTTGGTGTCTGATAAATTAACATTACTTGTTCCTCCTATTAATTCATTAATGGTTCTGCATTTTGATTGATTCGCTCAACTTGATTTAATTTAAATAAGTAAGCTTTTGCTAAGAAGAAATTGTTCTCAACTTTTTCTTCTCCGTTTTCATCTGTGAATTTCTTTGCTTTAGGTTTCCATAACTTTGTACAAGTTACTGCATGCTCACCTTTCTTAACTTTGAACCCCATTTCTTTCCATTTTTGGAATGTGTGGAGAGGTTCAAACTCTCCCATGCCTAGTACCTTTTTTTCATTTTGGATAATTTCTTCGTTTGTCATTTCTTGTCCTCTGTTTAGTACTCATTTGTACTTTACGAGTACATTATAGTACTTTTGAATGACATTGTAAAGTATTTTTGTCTTTTTAATTTACAAGTTTATTCTTTGTGATATTATGAATATAGAGGAGGTAAAACATTTGACTATAGGTGAAAGAATAAATGCTATTAGGTCTAACTTGAACCTAAGCATGGAAAAGTTCGGAAAGAAAATTGGTATAACTCGAAGTAGTGTCAATTCACTCGAAAAAGGTGTAAACAATCCTAGTGACCAAACAATCAAATTAATTTGTAAAGAATATAATGTTGATTACTTTTGGTTAACTGAGGGTAAAGGCAATATGTTTCTAGAATTGCCGGATAACACTATTGATGAATTAATTGATGAATACCAAATCAACCCAAATCAAAAGCCACTTATCAAGGCTTACTTAAAATCAAGTGAAGAAACAAAGGAAAGGTTATTGGATTTCATTTATGGAATCATTAAGGAATTAGACAATGCGGAACAAAACTAAAACACCACCTATTAAGAAAGGTGGAAGTAAGAAGAAAAAGATATTTTTATGGTGTGCAATTATTATTGTCGTTTTTTATGCAATTATTGCTATTGCTCCTAGTGAACCACAAAAGAAGTTAACATATACTGAAGAAATAGCAGAAAATTGGGAAGTACCGGAAAAAGAAGTAAAATCTATTGTATCTGTTGCTAAAGAACTAGGAATTAAAAAATCAAAACTTCATATCACTCATTTAGATGAGGATTCTTGCACAATTAAATATATAGACACTGATATTACTTTTAATATTAAAGATGATACTGTAAGCACTGTTAAAAAGGATGAAACAGTATTCTATGAAAATGGTTCAGTTACTAGAATGCCTAGAACTGTTATTATGACACCAGCAGAAAAAGAAGCTTTATATGATTGGGTGAACATGGCAATAGCAGTTCATTCAGATTTCAATATATCTGAATTAGATAAAACATCAAATTTTGATTGGATTAAACAAGATAATTCATATGCAGTAAAAGGATACGCATATGTAGATGATAAGAAACTTGGCTTTGTCATTACTTGTGATTGGACAGGAAACACTGATGAAGCGCCAACATTTAAAGAAATTCAATGGTTTCCAAACTAAAAAAGAGCGAAATTAATCGCTCTTTTCATCTGTGGAATCTATCCAAATCCGTTGAGTATACTCATAAACTCTTGCCACTTCTTTTTCTTCTAACTCTTCTAGCATTCTATTAATTAATACATACATTTCATACTTCGTCACGTGGCTTCCCCCTTTCTTTATAATTATTAATAACTCTAGGGTTATAACACATATAACTATATTTCAAGGGTAATTTTTAGTGCTAAAATTTGTCTTTCTCCATAAATTGTACAATACCTTTATCTGCTTGAGGTAACCAATGAGCATATACTGAAAGTACTGTATCGAGGTTATCGCCTAATCTTTTCGCAATGTCATACACTGAGAAATTCACTATTCCATCTGTAACCATATTGTTAATCATATAGCTTGCGCATGAGTGCCTTAAATCATGTGTTCTAATAATAGGTATCTGCTCATCTTTTTGTAGCTTGATATTTGTTATTCTGATTACACGCTTTAATTCATCTTGTACTCTATTCACATAGAACGGTAGTGTAGTTCCGAAAATATAATCATCTGCATTTGCGTGTATCTTCTCTTTAAATGTCTTGTATTCATCAACTAAGAATTGTGGCATAGTAATTGTTCTATAACTGTTATTTGTTTTAGGCGTAGTAGCTTTTCTAAGAGCATTTGACCACGTTTTGCTTATCTTTATAGTGTTATTAATAAGGTCAACATCTTTCCATTGCAGAGCCAACGCTTCGCCTATTCTCATGCCCATGTAGAATTGATTTGTAAATAACAAATGAAACACTTCTTTTTCTTCATTTACAATAAATTTGTTGAATTGTTCTACCGTCCAATATTTCATTTCCTTTTTCTTTTCGTTGGGGTCTTTTTTCAAATCAATCTTATTGCATGGATTCACTTGAATATATCCTTGCCTTACTGCATAGTTAAGAACTGCTCTGAATTTTGCATAGCAATTTACCATTGTAGAAAAAGACATGGATTCCAACAATTCATTTATTACAGATTCAATTTCATTTGTTGTGATTTTTCTTATTTCACAATCGCCTAATCTATCTTCCCAAAGTTTCAATATAGCTCTTTGCGTTAAGTATGAGCTTTCCTTAATCCTCTTTTCCGAGTATACTTGATATTGATAAGATAGTTCATTGAATGTGATAGTTGCGTTTGGTTCTTTTAAATTCTCTTTGAAGATAATCTCTGCTTTTATAGCGTCCTTCTTTTTTTCAAAACCACGCTTCTTATATTGTTTGGTCTTTCCGTTCAATTTATATGAACCGTAATACATCCATTTGCTTGTTGCTTCATCTTTCTTGACTGCCATTTCTTGCACCTCTTTTTCTACATCATACACAAGAAAAAGGATAAAAAAAAGGCATAATTCATGAAAGAATATGCCGAAAATATGCCAATATTCCTATATACGCTTTATATATAGGCTTTTATCTATTATACCATATTAAAATGGCTTGAGCACCCTCAAGCCACTATTTATTAAAATGAAATCCTTTATATTCAGCACTCGTATTTGTACATGCATTTACAAGTGTGTCTGACAAAATTTTTAAATCACTTTCATTTACACCCTCATGATAAATTACATCCACAAGTTTGTCTTCATCATCATACGAAGAAGTTAATCCATTTTCAGCAATTTCTGTTTGAAATTGTTTAGCCGCCTCCTTAGAATCAAAGCTATATGTAAGTGTGACCGGAAGAATTTCTTCTTCAGCCTCTTTAAATCCCATAATATCCAATTCCATATTTTTTAATGGACTTACACTTGGTTGAATCTCTTTTTCAATAGGTTCATCAATATCTGGGCATAAGAATTCATCTAACTCTTCCTGTCTTTGTTTATCACGACGTACTTTGCCAGCAACTGCACATGCGCCAACTGTAATGGTTGCAGCACCTACTAAAAATTTAAAAAGATTCATAA